AGCAGGACACCATCCATCTGCTCAACGTCGCCTCCAACAGCGCGCAGGCCCAGCAGGCGTTCTTCCAGCCCATCGTCCGCGCGGTCAAACGCGGCTGGTTCGCCGACAAATGCATCCCCCGCACCAACCTGGTGTCCTACGCCAAGAACATCGAATCGATCTCCGGTCACTCTGACGCTGAATCCCAGGAAGGCCTCAACCTGCTTCTGGGCATCGCCGACGAGATCGACGCATTCCGCTCCAAAAAGGAAATGGTGTACCGCAAGGCCGCCCAGGCCCGCGAGCCCACCAAATCCGCCGAGGGCATCCTCAACATGATCCGGACCTCGTCCTCGACGCGGTTCCCGGCCACGTTCAAGAACGTGCGGATCTCCTATCCTCGTTATCTCGGCTCCACCATTCAGCAACTCACCCAGCAGGCCCGCGACGACATCAAAGAGCGTGGCGACAAGTCCCGCCACTTCGTGTCCGGCCCGCTGGCCACCTGGGACGTCAACCCCCGGGTGCCCGGCCGTGAAGCGTTCGCCGAGGACTACCGGGACGATCCGCTGCTGGCCCGCGCCAAGTACGAGTGCCGCCCCACCCTGGCCGTCAACCCGTACTTCCGTAACACCCAGGCGGTTGACTCGGCGTTCACGTTCGTCGATCAGGAACCTCTGACCGTCAACTACGTCATCGAACGTTCGGCGTCGACCAATCGTCGCGTCTGGGTCCCCCAGTACGGCTTCGGAAAAGGTCTGTTCCCGGTCCGCGGCGCCCAATACGCCATCCACGCCGACCTCGCCGTTCACGGTGACCGAGCCGGAGTCTGCATGGCCCACGTCATGGACTGGGACGAGACCGAAACCACCACTGAGGACGGCGACGGTGCCCCCTACACCGTCCACGAGTCCCGGCCTAAGGTCAAAGTCGACTTCTGTATCTCCTACGGCGCCGACCTTTCCACCGACCCGCCCCGCGAGATCCAGATCCGGTGGGCCCGGCAACTGTGCTTCGACCTCATCCGCAAAGGCTTCAACATCCGCTTCTTCTCCTTCGACTCCTTCCAGTCGACCGACTCGATGCAGATCCTGGAAGAGCGGGGGATCGAAACCGAGAAGGTCTCCACCAACCTTTCCGAAGAGCCGTGGCGCAACCTGCGCGACCTCATGTACGAGGGCCGCATCGAGATCCCGCGGCTGTCCATCGAGGGGATGGCGGCTCGCAACACGCCGTTCATTCTTCGCGACGAACTCCTTGCCCTGTCCCGGCTTCCTAACGGCAAGATCGACCATCCCTCCGACGGCAGTAAGGACATGGCGGATGCACTCGCCTGCGCCGTCATGGACGCCGTCAAAATCGGCGGCCGTGAGGAAGAGGGCGGCGGACGCCGCTACTACGAACCCAACACCTTCGGCATCGGCCCCAAAGCCGATCTGCCGTTCGACGTTGCCAACCTCAAAAGCATCTGGGAGACGAGCATGTCACCCGAGTTGCTCTCGTCTCCGTTCAGCTTCTAAACGAATTCCGATAGAACACCCATGACTGCGCCTACGCGTGACACTCCCGCCAACGGGCGCAGTTTGCCTGTGAACGGTCTCTCCCCGAAGCCACAGGAAAACGTTCAGGTCGGAAAGAGTGCCTTCCTGCCCTGGCAGATGCCCTACAAGGACATGTGGGAGGCCCTCAAGGCCGAGGACGTCACCGTCCGGCAGCTCGTCGCGATGCGCCGCACCGACGGCCAGGCCCGCGCCCTCTACCGGCTGATCACCCTGCCGATCCGGGCCGCCCTCAAGACCGCGACCTTCGTTCCCGAGGACAACGTCAAGGGCGGTGACAAGGAAGCCGCCTTCATCCAGCAGATGTTCACCCTGCCCTCCACCGGGGGCGGCATGGTCGTCCCCTTCGGACGCGTAATCGCGCAGATGCTGATGGCGATCTTCGACGGCTTCGAGGCCTTCGAGATGGTGTACTGGCAGCCCGGTTCAGGGCCACTTAAGGGCAAGTGGACCCTGAAGAAGCTCGCTCACCGCCCGTCCGAGCAGATCACCTTCTTGCTCGATGACAACAGTGAGTTCGCGGCGTTGCGCCAGCAGACCATGTACCACGACCGGGCCATCGACGTGACCATCCCCGGCGAACACGTCATCTACTACGCCGCCAACGAGGAAGAGCGTCCCTTCTACGGGATGAGCTACTTCAACGCCGCCTACAAGCACTGGGAAGCCAAGTTCAAGCTCTACGTCGTCGCGCAGATCGCCGCTCAACGCGCCGCTGTCGGCACCCGAGTCGGCACCATCCCGCCGAACCCGTCTCGGGAAGAGAAGCTCGACTTCCAGCGCGGTCTCTCCGATCTGTCCATCGCCCAGTGGATGAGCATTCCTGAGGGCTACAAAGTCGAGTCCCTGAAAGAGTTCACCGGCTTCGACTTCCTCGCCTACATCAACCACCACAACAGCCAGATGTCCAAGAGCGTGCTCGCCGCGTTCTTCGACGACTCGCAAGGCACCGGCGGAGACGCGTCCCTGATCGACTTCGGACGCCAATCCGATTCGTTGTTCCTGCTCATGCTCAAAACGATCATGAGTGAGATCGAAGAGATCATCAACACCCAGCTCATCCCACGCTTCATCGACTGGAACTTCGGCTCCGGCAAATACCCGCTGTTCCGATTCGGGCAGATGACCGAAGAGCAGAAGGGCGCCCTGCTCGACGTCTACAAAGCCCTCGCCGTCGTCTCGCCGGATGCGACCAACGTCGCTCCCGAGATGTGGCGTGAGATCGAGAAGCAGATCGCCGACGAATTCGGCCTCGAAGTCGACTGGGAAGGCGTCGAGGAGCGCGAACAGCAGGAAGCCGAACAGGCCGCCCTCGACGCGCAGATGCAGCAGGCCAACGCGGCCACCGGCGCCCCGGAAGCACCCGACGCGGCCGGGCCCACCATCGGCGGCAGCCCCACCACGATTCCGTCTCACGGCGCTCAGATCAGCCCGCAGAACGTTCCTGACGGCTTCACCCTGTCGAATCTCACCGGCGACGAACTCAACCTCACCCTGACCGAGATGGCCGCCAGCCTGCTCGACGACGCCGTCGCTTCGCTGACCCGCGGCAGGACCAACAACGGCGGGCCCAAGTACGTCAAGACCATGGAAGGGGCCAAGACCTACGGCGTGCCCGTCGGCTCTCCGATCACCCGTGACATGGACCGCAAACTCGGCGCCCACGGCCAGAAGGGCGAGAAGTACGGCCGCGACCACAGCCACAACCCCAACCCGACCCAGCGCCACGAACCCGGCGAGGACAACACCGGCGGCGGCAAGTCCGGCGGCGGGAAGGGCGACACCACGAACGTCAAGACCCAGACTCTCGGCGGCGGCCCCGGCGGCCAAGGCCAGGCGCCCGGCGGTGAGATGAAACCGCAGCGGGTCTTCACCAACCCGAAGGAGCCCGGCGCTCAGCTCATCGACTACGGCGATGGCACCGTGGCCATCCGTGACGCAGCTGGCAAGCTGACGCCCCGCCAGGTCTTCGACGTCAAGGTGTTCGCCAAGTTCGGCTGGACCCTCGACGAGAACGCCTCCAACGCGATCGCCGACGCCACCTCGGCCAGCAAAGGCGGGACCGGCGGTGTTCAGAAGCAGGCACCCAAGGCCGGAGCGTGACCCAGCCGAGCACGACCCAACCGGCCAGCGGCGGCGGTCACCAGGTCCTGGCCACCGCCGCGATCACCCTGGCCCTGATCGCCCTGGAACAACAAGCCCAGCAGCAGATCAACGAGGCGATCACCGCGGCCACCGACGCCATCGCCAAGGCCGCCATCGTCGTAGCCTCTACCGCCCCCGCCACCGTGCTCACCGGCATCGCTCTGATCAGCATCCCGGCCCTGCACACCGCGATCACCACCAACCTGGGCACCGCCCGACAGAAGGCCGCTGACGCGGTCACCGCCGCCTACCAAGCCGCCGCCAGCACCGCCCAGGTCCACACCCTGGCCGACCTCGCCGAGCACGGCTACCACCCCAGCGCGATGCCGTTCAGCGATCAGTCCCTCGACGCCGTGCAACGCGACATCGACACCATGTTCGGCCATGCCCAGACCGACATTCAGAACCGGCTCGTCGACGCATTTCACCCGGAC